TAAAATACGTTGGTGAAAAATACCCTGATGATCCCGACGTGGAACGCTTAGTGAAGAATTTTAATCCTCAAAAAATTAGTGAAACTCTTCCAAACAGCGAATTAACCGCTTATAGTGAAAACAAAGGGGAGAAAATTGCTTTCTGTTTGAGCAAGACTAAAGAAAGCACTACTCTTATAGACGTTAATACGCTCACATTTGTTTCTATACACGAACTCTCACACGTTATGACAAAATCAGTTGGTCATAAACAAGAATTCTGGCAAAACTTCAAGTTCTTATTGGAAAACGCAAAGGCTGCAAACATTTACGTTCCAGTTGATTATAAAAAGAAGCCTGAAAATTATTGTGGAATGACAATCACCGATAGCCCATATTATGATTTGTAAATAATTAAAATGCTCCATGTTTAGCACTATAATTATTTTTGGTCTCCTGCAAAAATGATAATAATGCAAAATTTATATATAAAATAATACTAAGAGTATATATAATGACAACAAAACGTAATTCTATATATAAAGTAAATCATCTAGTTGACAAGGACACTATTAAAACTATATATGTATTTTTTGGGAATAATTTAGATGTTAAGAAACCCAATGAATTATTTAAGCAGGACCCAAGAAATGCCGCTTTTGTTGACAAAGTTTCAGGACAGCATATATTTAACGATGAAGATCTTGCAAAAATTTTAGATAAAACCAAACCAATTGATGTCCGCTTTTCAAAACAGCAAATCCATTTTGACGATTCAATTGGAACAATAAAAATTAAAATTTTGGCCGAGTTTCCAAATTCCTTTTCATTAGAACAGATATATTTATTTTGCTTGAAAGAAGAAAAACTAAACTCAACCAATATTTATCAAACTCTTACTCAAAACAACCGTTTAGAGCTGACAAAAGTGCGTTTGAATCAATTTATTATGAATATTTACAAGGAAGCTAATGGCAGGCCGGTTAGTTTCAATGTTCCTGAAAAACAAGTATATAATTATGATGACATTTTGGATATGAACTTAAACGGCAATTCTTTTTTACTTACAAAAGTTCTTGGTCAAAAGTTTTTTATTGTTTCCAATGAATACCCATTTGTTTGCAACCCATTTGATGCAACGGAATACGACCCATTTATTGAACGAGCTGCTAGAAAATCATTGTCAACATTAAACAGTCATTTATTATTAAACACTGGCGATATTAACAATAATAATATTTATTTATGCCTAGCAGAAGATGTGTTGTTGAGAGCAAAAAATTCCGGGCTTTCGGAAGAAACTACTATTAATATATACTATCCTTTTCTCTCAAAGAGTGACATACACTCATATGAAGAGTTGGAAAAACAAAAATATGAGCTTATTGAAAAGAATAAAAATATACTTAAACCAGCAACTCTAAATACTTTTGAGAGTGTTAACATGTTTTATGATGTTTATAAATATAGGGCTGAAACAAATAAATACAAATATAAGGGAAATGGAATCAAATTTATTAAACTTTCCATTAAACCAGAATTTATTGTTAAGATTCCGTTGGACGTTATATTCAAAATTATTCATGCAACAGATGGAAACCCATTAATTAAGTTCAATCCTTCAACAAAACAAGAAAATATATATCGTCTTTATGCCGACAAAACTTCAACCGATGGTAGAAAGATTCCAATGCTTCCAAAGTCTAATATTTTTAAATTGATGAGAGATATTGGAAAAACAAAATCAGTCAGTGTGTATGTAGATAATGTGGATGGGATTTCTCTCTTAACATGCGATTTTGAAGACAATGGAACCATAAGTATTACTTGTGATTGCGAAAAAATCATGTCACTTGATGCAATAGAGACTGTTATTAAAACAAACGCTAATCCAATTATACAAGAGGTCAAGGATTTTTTAGAGCAAAGTGGTTACACAATCAGTCTTTATACAAATATATACAATGAAAATGTTGACGTAAAACAATTGGATTACCAAACGGCAATTGAAATTACAAAACCAATTAAAATCAGCGAATTTATGGGTTGTATTACAAGCGCATTTATTGTTGAGTCTAAAAACTTAAAGGCCAAAACGGGAATTAATATGCGATTCAAACGTGTTTCAAACTTTAATAAAACTACTAGTCAAGAAGCGTTTATTATTGAACAGGCAAATAATAAAGATGGTTTAAAGGGACAAGAATTAGTATTGGCTCTTATTGAAAATTATAGAATGACTGAAAGTGATGCAAGATATTTAATACAAAAACTGGCAAGCGAAGTTCAAGTGGAAAGAGGAGTAAGAAAAACTGATATTGAAATTAAAATGAATCCTGGGTTTAAAACAAATATCACTTTAAACAGCATCACAAGCACTATAACTATCACTGTTGAAAATATAAATGACATTTATTATTTGAATACAATTCCTATTTATTTAGATTCATTTATTCGTTTAACACAGGATAAAAAGAGCACACTTGTTCCGACAAAGACTATTAATTCATTGTGTTCTGGCGAAGAAAATGTTGAACTTCAAGTTGATGAAATTATTGCGCCGGCTGAACAAGCATTTCCTGAGCAAGAAATTCCTGTTATTGAAGGCGAAGACATGGATTTTGAACCTTACTCTGAATACATAGAAGGGGTTGAAAATTTTAAAGAACCTAAATTTGCTAATGCACTTGATTTAATTTATGGAGATGGAGATGAAGAAGAGGAGGATGAGGAAGAGCAACCAAGTAAAGGTGGACAAGTTACCTCGTCTAGTGACGCATCAAGTTTTCATGAAGGAGTTGTTGTTGCAAACGATTTGCCAACTAGTAGCGATGAATCTAAAAAGTCTGGAATTGGTTCTTTATCAACTTTTGGAGATTCTCTTCCATCTTCAACGCCAACGCCACCTCCAGTTACGGCTCCAGTTACGGCTCCAGTTATTCAGCCAAAAGTGGAAAAAGCAAAACCTTTAGCAAAAAAAGTATTAAAGTTACAAGAAAAGGAGGACGAAGATAACGATGAAGACCAAGTGCGAGATATTGTTGGAATGCGTTTAAAAAACCCAACTCCATTTGCATCAAAAATGTATGAATTGGACCCAACGTTATTTTTAAAAGAGGACAAGGGCAAGTTTTCCAGATACTCGCGTAGTTGTTCTTCCTCAGCAAAAAAACAGCCTGTATTGATAACCGAAGAAGAAATGCAAGAATTGAAAGACGAAGAATATGCAAAAATTATAAATAAATACGGAAAGGAGAAATTTGAAACTTTTTCAAAGGAAAAACAGCAAAAAATTATACAGGATGAAAGTTTTTTGAGACCAGAAGACGTAATCAAGTATGGTTCAGACCCAGACAACAAATATTACTACGTGTGCCCAAGATATTGGTGTTTAAAAACGAATAAACCAATTGACCCAAAAGAAATGGTTGATGTATTGGACACAAAAACAGGAAAGATGGTTAAGCGACATCCAACATGTGGTGGAATTATTTCCGACGGTCAAGATGAAGTAAAAAATGATGGAAACTATGTATATGAATTCTTTGATGCAACGGAACATGGATCTAGAGAAAAATACAAAAAACACTTTCCTGGATTTTTAAAATCAGATAAACATCCTGATGGACTGTGCATTCCTTGTTGTTTTACAAAATGGAATACTCCAGGACAGATTGGTAGACGTAAAGAATGCGTGCAAGCTGAAAAAGAAAAAGAAAAAGAAGAAGAAGAGGAAAAACAAAAAGAATCTGAATCAAAAGTGGAAAAATTGGGAGAACCTGCAACAATTCTCACAGAATCTGCATCAGAACAACCTCGCGCACCTGAAAGAGTTGTTGAGAAAGACAATTATGTAAAGGGTCCCGAAAAATTCCCTCTAGACATTGGTAGATGGGGTTACTTGCAGTATAGCATTCAGAATTTTTTTCAGGAAGCAAGTTCAACGTGTCAAATTAGTAAAACTAATACAAACATTAAACCAAATCATACTTGTTTGTTAAGACACGGTGTAGAATTCAGCGAAAAACAGTCATTTATAGCGTGCATTGCTGATGCAAAATATTATGGTGACACGCCAAAAATACCCAGCATAAAAGAAATGAAACAGATTATAATAAACTCACTTAACATTGATGACTACATAACTTATCAAAACGGCAACAATGTGACAAGTTTTATGGTTGATGATTTCTCTCAAATTGGCGACCTTTCAAAGTATAAAGACTCTGCGTTGTATAAAAGAATTTTCAAACCAAGTCACACGACAGCTCCTTCAGAAGAAAATTATTTTAAAGGTGTAGTTGCGTCTTATGAAAATTTTATAGCATATTTAAATGATGCAACGCAAATTATAGATTACACGTATTTGTGGGACATTATATGCAGACCTAATCAAGCGTTGTTTCCACAGGGTATCAATTTAATAATTATGGATATTGTAAACAATGACTCAACTAATAACATTGAATTAATATGCCCAACAAATCACTATTCCAACGAGTTTTACAATCCATCAAAGCAGTCTTTGTTTATTGTTAAGATGGATGACTTGTATGAACCAATTTATTCTTATGAAAATAAAGTAAAAACAACAAAAGTTGTGAAAACTTTCAGTGAGCTAAGTTTGTCTCTAAAAGCAAATATTAGAGCTATATTTAAAAAAATTATTAAACCGGTTTTGCAAGATACTTGCGGCCCACTTCCAAGCATGCCAAACGTTTACAAATATAAAGAGCCCATTTTATTATCAAAGTTAATAGCCATTTTACACAAGAAGAAGTATGACATTGAAAAACAAATATTAAATTATCAAAGCAAAGTTATTGGACTCTATGTTAGCAAGGGGGGCGAAATTTCTGGTTATGTTCCTTGTTACCCATCTTCGGCCGATCAAACATATCCAAATGTAGTTTTTATGGACGATATAAGTCTTTACTCAAGCTATGAGGAAACAGTATTTTTTTTAAATACAGTTTACAAGGACACCAAAGGCGCAGTTCCAAGTAAACCGGAATTTAAAATTGTTGAAGATGAACACGTTGTTGGAATATTAACTGAAACAAATCAATTTATTCAATTATCTGAGCCAATGCCGATATCAAATGTAAAAGATTCTATGCCGATAATGAATGATAACAATTATGTTGTCAGTGTAGATAAAACTCCGCTAATTTCAAGTGATTACGCAATTGCTACTTCAGAAGAAAATGATTCTGAGAGAACGGCTTATGTAAAAAAAATCAAATTGGAAACAAATTTTTATAACGTGTTTAGAAACACAATTAGAATTTTATTAAATGATTATGAAAACATTAAGATGAGAGAAACAATTGAATCTGTTTTAAATAAACCATATATATTGTATTCTGCTAAGCTTCATGAGGTTGTTTCTCTCTTGAAAAAATTAGTGGATAATACAAACTCGGTTGTTTTTGATGATAGCTATGATTATAGCTTGATAAAATCAGTATCATCTTGCATTGTTTTGCCAAAGGATAAATGTGAAGCAAAACGTCCGGTGTGTGCATTTGCAACTAATAACAAATGTAAAATAATTATACCAAGAAATAATTTATTATCAAGCAAATATGATAATGAAACTCTTTATTTTGGAAAGATGGCTGACGAATTAATAAGATATAGTAGAATAAAATCATTCATATTTCAACCACAGACTTATCTTTCATTTGGGTCTATTGGTTACAATTTGCGAGAGAACGAAATCATTGTTATTCAATCGCTTTTGACAAAAGATTATTTTGATGGACTCATTCCTGAGGTTAAAAATAAATACGTCACCTATAACACATACGATACAGCAGAACCAAAACAGTCACAAGTATACGATAATACAGTCGTTATTAATGAAACTCCAAAATTAGAACCAGAAATTGAACGCAAAAACTGTTTTCCAGTGGAAACGCATATATCATCCAAAATTTGGAAAGACAGTTTCCCATCAGATTTTAAAGAAATGTATTATGAAGATACAAATTGCGGTTTTTACTTACTAATTGACATTGTCCTTGAGTTTATAAAAAAGAATTTAAAGGTAAACGAACTTAAAGCCGAACTATTGGAAGAGTACAACAAATACTTGGTAGCATACGGAGACCAAATTATAGACATTTTAATTTTAGAAGGCAAAAAGACACAAGGGTTAAGATTAAAACAAAAAACTTTGTCATTTCAACACTTTATTTACTCAGAAGACTACTATATTACAAACTTGGATATTTGGATGATAATGAGTAAGTATAAGATTCCTTCTATTATTATTTCATCCAAACCCATCCTTTTAACAAAAAAGGAAAAGACTTCCCTAGCATTATACGGTGACTTAGCTAGTAAATTTGTTTTCATTTTTAGTCCAGCAATGAGAGCTGAAAATATTCCCAAATACAGCATCATAATTTCAATGCCAGAACATATAGTGTTTCACTCATTGGAAATGATTAAGAGCGAAGAAACTTTGAGAGAAGTCAGAGAATCTGTTGAGAATATTGTAACCGTGGAAGTGTTTTTAAAATCATTTACAAAAAAGATATTTCCTAAAAAGGCAGTTAAAAAACCAGCTGTTAAACTTGTACTTCAACAAGACGAACCTGA